TTAAGGAGGACGATAAAGGCCTTTACTATCGTTTTGAGATGCCTAACACTAGCTACGGTAACGACTTACTGGAGCTGTATAAAAGAGGAGATTTAACACAGTCTAGCTTTGGCTTTACTGTAGATAAGGATAGCTGGCGCTTAGAGGAAGGCCAGCACGTAAGATATATAGAGAGCGTAAGCTCTTTATTTGACGTCAGTGCCGTAGTTTACCCGGCATACGTACAATCCTCAAGCGGACTACGCAGCGCCGAGCCTAACGGCGAAGGCGAAGCGGAGGAAGCGAGAGAGACACCTAAAGAGGAGGTAAACTTGAATTTATATAATGCTTTAATTAAACTAGCTAAAAATGAACGCTAAACAATTGCGCGAAAAGCGCGCTGCTCTTATTGAGCAAATGCAAGGAATGGTAGCGGCTGCTAAAGCAGAAAGCCGTAACCTTTCAACTGAGGAAAACGAAAAGTTCGACACTATTAACAACGAAGTAGAAGAGCTACGCGCTTCTGCTATTCGTATTGAAAGAACTGAAGAACTTAAAAAAGAATTAGCTTCTATAGCTGACGAGGTACGCGACAATGCAGCACCTGCTAAAGTAGAAGCTCGCGACGCTTTTAACGCTTACTTACGTAGAGGCGTTAACGGTCTAACACCGGCAGAAGCTAACGCTTTAGGCGAATTGCGTACTGGCGCAGATAACGCGCAAGTAACTACTACTGACGGTTTAGGAGGCTTCCTAGTACCGGAGAACTGGAGCGACTTTGTAAGCGCTACCGAGTTATTTAAATCGGACATTGAGCAAGTAGCTACAGTTATTCGCACAGCTAACGGCCAAGCGTTTAACTTACCTGCTAATAACGATACTTCAGTAGTAGCTGCTATCTTAGGAGAGGCTACCGCAGTTACTCGTAGCGATATGACTTTCACTAACGTGAAGTTTGATCCTTATACTTATTCTTCGGGCTTGGTACAAGTATCAAACCAGTTAATGAGCGATAACGCTTTTGACCTTTCTAGCTTTGTAGGTGGCCAATTGGCTAACCGCTTAAAGAGAGGTATTAACGCGGGCTTAACTGATGGTAACGGTACTTCTGCACCTCAAGGTGTAGTAACTGGCTCAAGCTTGGGTAAAACTGCTGCTGCTGTTGATGCTGTTACAATTAGCGAAGCTATGGACCTTTTCTATAGTGTAGATGCTTCTTACCGTAACGCTCCGGGCGCAGGGTGGATGATGAACTCTAACACAGCTAAAGCTATCCGTATTTTAGGATTTGGCGAAACTAACGACTTCCCGGCTTACGTTCCTGGAATGGCAGTAGGTGAAATGGATATGTTATTCGGTAAGCCAGTCTACATTAACGAAGATATGGACGATATAGCTACGGGAGTTAAGTCTATCTTATTCGGGGACTTTTCACAGTACTACATTCACGAAGCCGGCGGCGTACAAATCTTACGCTTAAACGAGCGCTTCGCTGACGAGTTAAGTACTGGCTTTATTGGCTACCGTAGAGTAGATGGTAACGTACTACAGTCAAGCGCTATTAAGCACTTGATCCAAGCTTAATACGTTTGTATGAAGGTTATTTTTAACCAAGCTATAGCAGGGGTAGACTTCCACTACCGTAAAGGTCAAGTGGAAGTACTACCCGCTGCGGTAGCTCAAAGATATTTAAACGCTGGCTTTTGCTCGGTAGTAGAGGAGAAGAAAGCGGCTAAAGCTGAGAGAGCAGTAAGCAAAAAGACCACAAAAAGAACAACCCGCAAAGCTAAGTAATGAGCTACAGTATAGTAACCCCAGCAACTTTAAAAGCTTTAACCGTACAAGAGGTTAAGGACTATTTACGTGTAGACTCTAGCGACGAGGACACTCTACTAGGGGTACTTATTGAAGCTTCCACACAAATAGCGGAGCACTACTTAGGGCGGTTCTTATTGACTACGGTAATAGATGAATTTTACGACTTCTTCCCGGTGTATAAAACGGGAGTAGATCCGTTCCAAGGGGATAAAAACATTATCTATTTAAGTAGAGGACCAGTACAAAGCGTAGCTAGTGTTAAGTATGTAGACGGCAGCGGAGCAGAGCAGACCGTAACAGCTAGCGACTACAATACCGACTTAGTAAGCGAGCCGGGGCGTATAATGCCCGATCAAGGATGGCAAGCTACAAAGGACACGGTAAACGCTGTTATTATTCGTTATACCTGCGGCTATACTCAAGCTTCGGACGTACCGGCAAATATAAAAATGGCTATGCTTTTGATTATTGGAGAAATGTACGAGAAGCGAGTAGACAGCGTACACCGCTTACCTACAGCTAGCGAGTACTTACTAAACCCGTTTAGAGTTTTCCGCTTTGATTGATCCCGGTAAACTAGATAGAAGAATAACGCTACGAAGTGCTAGCGTAAGTACGGACAGCTTCGGCCAGGCCGTACGCACGTATAGCGACCTGGGTAACGTATGGGCTAAAGTAGACTACCGCACAGTAAAGGAAGGCGAAGAGACCTCTAGACTTACTAGCGTTAATAAGGTCCGCTTTACGATTAGATACCGCAGCGACGTAGACGCTACCACCAAAATAAGCTGGGACGGCAATACCTACGAAATAGAGGGCGTAAGCTTAGAAGGTAGAGAGCGTTATTTAATCTTAGACACTACACTTAGGGACTAATGAAGGACGGCATTTACTTTGAGGTAGAGGGACTAGAAAAGGCCTTAATGAAGCTAGAACGGTTAGCAGAAATAGACCGTAAGAAAGCTAGGCAATTTAAGGCCGGTATAAGAAAGGCAGCTAAACCAATGGTAACGGCTGTAAAGGCTTCTATAAAAGACTCAAAGAAAAGCAGCGTAACTACTAGAACGGTTAAAAAGAAAAACAAAGAGAGCACAGTAACCAATAAGAGCGGGAACTTACGCCGGTCTATAGGGTTTTTTCCTTCTAGGAAAAGGGGCGCTCTTTTAGGTTATGTAGGGGCTAGAATGGGTAAGAAGGCAGGTAAGACTTTCGACGGCTACTATGCTGCTATCGTAAATTACGGACTACCTAGAGGAAAGGCAAAAGCTGAACCGGATAATAAGCGTAACATAAACTACGCAGAAAAAGGCTTTAAGAAAGCCGCAGCACAAACACAAGCACAGCTATTAAGAGAGGTGCAAAAAATACTAAAGCAAAGCATATACCAGCTCAGTAGATAATGAACGAAGGCAAAGCTATATATTCTATCCTTACTAATGATAGCGACGTAAGCGCTATAATAGGTACTAAGGTTTACCCGCAGATAGCAGCGCAAGGCGCGGCTTTTCCTTTTGTTGTATATGTACTACAAGATAACAGCCCCAGCGATACTAAAAGCGGGGTAAGTACTTTAGATGAAATACGCTACGACATAGTAGCGGCAGCAGAAACTTACAGCGAACTAACGGACCTTACGGAGAAAGTTAGAACGGCTTTAGACCGTTACACGGGAACCGTAGAAGGGGTAGTAATAGACAGCATACAGTTTATAGACTTGGACGTAGATAACGATCCAGCTACCGAGACTTACGTAAGCAGCTCGGAGTACATTTTAAGAATTAAGCGATGAAAATAACACTAACAAAAAAAGTAACCTCTCCTAGTGGTAAGAAGCTAGCTAAAGGTCTAACTTTAACAGTAGTAAACGAATACGGCCAGGAGCTTATAGAAGCGGGAAAGGCTGTAAAATTTGGAGAGGAAGCCCCGGCAGAAGCTCCGCAAGTAATAGAAGAAGAACAAATAAATTTGAATTAAAATGGCAACTACTGGCATTATGAACGGAACCCTTTTAGGGGTTTATTCGGGAAGCACTCTAATAGCTCACGCTACAGAGGGCTCTATCTCTTTATCAATGGATACGAGAGACGCAACAAGTAAGGACTCTAGCGGAAGCAGAGACTTACTAGAAGCAACTAAAAGCGGTACTATTTCGGTATCTGCACTATACGCAGAAGACGCAGCTTACGGCGTAGATGATCTTATGACAGCTTGGAGCGGACGCACTACGCTTACTGTTAAGTTCTCTACTGAGGTAACTGGGGACCACTACTGGGAAGCTTCAGCTTACGTTACTTCTTTGGAAATAAATTCCGGAATGGAGGACAATGTAAGTTATTCAGCTACGTTTGAATTAAGCGGCGCTATAACTTACGGCGTAGTATCTTAATAGAACACTAAACACACTTAAAGCAAATGGTTAAATACGTAGAAATAGGAGGCGAAGAAAGACCGGTAAAGTTTGGCTTCGCTGCTTTAATGGAATTTACCGAGGAGAACGGCTATACTATGGCCGACCTTGATAACCTCGGCGAAAATATGAAGCTAAAAGACGCACTCTTTTTAGTTTGGTGCGGTTTAAAGCACGGCGCTAGGGTAGAGAAAAAACCTTATAGCTATAGCATAGAGGAAGTAGCGGACTGGCTAGACGAACAGCCGGAAGCTATGGAGAAGGTCCTAAACGTATTTAGCTCAAGCTTTGGAGCCTCGGAAGAGGAAAAAAAGTAAACGGGGCGCCGGGCGAAAGCTCGGCAGCCCCTTTAACTTTTGACAGCTACCAGGAGCTAGCCCTAGGGCAGTTAAACTGGACACCGGAAGCATTTTACAATGCTACGCCTAGAGAGTTAAATAATGCCTTGAAAGGCTTTTTTAATTTGTACGAAATAAACCAGCAGCAAAGCTGGGAGCGGGAGCGCTGGAGTACTACTATACTAGTGAACCTAGAGCTACCAAAAAACAAAAAGATAAAGCCCCAAGATCTTACTGTATTTCCTTGGGAAAAGAAACACAAAGAAGCGAAGCTAAGTAAAGAACAAGCTAAAGCAATACTAAGCAAATGGCAAAAAAGAGCGTAGCGAGTACTAACGTAAGCATAGGCGCTAACCTTTCCGGCCTTAAAAGAGGCCTAAAGATAGCGGGTAACAGCCTTAAAAAGTTTGGGGCTAGTGCTAAACGTATAGGCGGTAATATTACTAGGAATGTTACTCTACCTTTTGCCGCTGCTGGCGCAGCCGGTGTAAAGATGGCTACGGACCTAGAGACTAGCTTTAGCAAAATTGAGAATCTTGTAGGTATTACGGGCAAGGCGCTAGACGATTTTAAGACTAGCGTAAAAGGCGTAAGCGCTGTAACCGGACAAAGCCAGCAGGCACTAAGTGAGGCACTCTTTACGGTGGCCTCCGCAGGTCTACGAGGGGCAGAAGCTACCGAAGTATTAGAACGATCCGCGAAAGCTTCCGCTATTGGTTTAGGAGATACCCAACAAATAGCGCAAGCTTTAACGGGGGTACTACAAGCCTACGGAAAAGAAAACCTAACGGCAGCGGAAGCTACCGACACTTTAACGGCTATAGTAAGAGAAGGTAACCTAGAAGCGGAAAGCCTAGCTCCTACCCTTGGGCGTATAGTGGGTATAGGTTCGCAGCTAGGTATAAGCTTCCAAGAACTAGGCGCTAATATAGCGACCTTTACGCGCTTGGGTGTACCGGCAGAAGAGGCCGTAGTAGGTTTACGCGGTGTAATGACTAGTTTTTTAAAGCCTACGCAAGACGCTGAAAAGGCGTTAGCTACTTTAGGCTTAACTTCCGAGGACCTAAGAAACAAGGTAGGAGAAGAAGGCCTACAGTCTACGCTAGCTTTTCTTACCGAAAGCTTTAAAGGAAACGACGAAGCGCTAGTTAGCGTATTCGGAAACGTAAGAGCTCTTAGTACTGTATTGGGTACGGCGGGAGCCCAGGGCGAAGCCTACGCAGATGTACTAAACAACATAAGCAACAGCACCGGAATAGTAGACGACGGCTTTAAAAATGTAAGCCAAACGAGCGGCTTTAAATTCCAGCAAACGCTAAACAGTTTAAGAAACGCAGGTATAGAGCTAGGGGCTGCTTTACTGCCTTTAGTTACTAAAATAGCTAACTTCCTTACTAGAGCTATAAACGGCTTTAGAAATCTTAGTACAACAACCAAAACGGTAATACTAACGCTTACCGCTTTAGTAGCGGCTAGCGGTCCAATAATGACAGCAATAGGTTTTATAAGTGCTGCCGCAGGGGTTCTAATTCCCGCTATAAGTGCTCTTATTAGCGCTTTACTTACTCCGGTAGGATTAGTAGTAGCGGGTATAGTTTTACTTATTGGCTTAACTATTAAGTTTTGGGATGAGATAAGGCCTATACTAGTAAAGACAATAAACTTTTTTATAGACCTCTATAACGAGAGTATGTTTTTTAGAGGGGCTATTCAATATGTTATTTTAAGCTTTAAAAACTTTTGGACTGTTATAAAAGCTGTATTTAACGGACTGATAGAGTATTTAAAAAGTGTAAAGGACTTTTGGGTAGCTGTATTTACTGGCGATTGGGAAGGAATAAAACGCGCTTTAAAAAGAGGGTTAGATTCAGTACTTGATACGGTAGACGAAACTATTGCGGGAGTAAAAGATAATTTCGACGATGCCCTAGAAAACACCTTTACCCCTAAAGAAAAAGTAGAATTTGTTACTGAAGAGGGAGTACAAAAGGGAATAGATAAGATAACGGAACCCGTTAAAAAAGCTTGGGCAAAGCTTACGGGTATGTTCACTTTTGGCGGTGGCGCAGGTACTAGTACTGGCGGTGGTGGTGATGGTACTAGTACTGGCGGCGGTGGCGGTGAAGGCTTACCTAATTTAGATCCTTCAGCTTTGGAGGACTATATGTATAGCGATGAGGACGCAGAAAAGACTACTAGCAACTTATCTAAAGTAGGGCTAGCTTGGAAGCAGTATAGCGTACAAGTACAAGCTAACGCAGAAATGGCCGCTCAAGCTATTACTAATATGGTGGACGGTATTATACACGAAGGTATAATGCGACTAGGCGAAAGCTTAATTACTGGACAGTCAGCTTTTGAGGGCTTCGGAGTATTTGTATTAGGAGCTTTTGCAAGCACAGCAGAGCAGCTAGGTAAGATGGCTCTTAGTATAGGTTTTACCGTAGACGCTATTAAAGCCGCTTTAGCAACTATGAGCGGACCGGTAGCAATAGCTGCAGGGGTAGCCCTTCTAGCTTTAGCGGGAGCTGCTAGGGGTAAGATGAAACAAATAGCAGCTAATAAAGACCAAGTAAAACTAGCGAAAGGGGGGTTAGCCTATGGCGAAACTTTAGCAGTAGTCGGAGACAATCCTAACGCTAGAATGGATCCGGAGGTAATAGCGCCACTAAGTAAGCTGCAAGGTATGTTAGGCAAATCCAACGGAGGAGCTGTAGAGGTGTACGGACGCATAAGCGGCCAGGACATCCTCCTAAGCTCCGAGAAAGCAGGACGAGTACGAACTAGATATAGAGGCTTTTAGTAGATGGGTTTAAGATTACAAAGCGAATTCCACAGCTCAACAAATAAGCTCTATAAAATAGAGATATACCAGGAAGGCTATAGCGCGGGTATTACTTCTTTTACAGTAGCGAGCGACGGCTTTACCTTGGAATACTCCGGAGAAACGGACGACATAGTAAGCCCTATTATTGGTTCTAAGTGTACGATAAACGCCTATAATAGAAACGGAGCGCTAGACGGTTTTATAAGCAAGCTAACTAATAGACAAGAGCACCTATTTTACCTTAAAATAAGTTTAGACAGCGGGAGCGGTTACGGTACTTATTGGACCGGTGTACTTACTCAAGACTTGATAAGCGAGCAAGACGAAAGCAGCCCTAGTATTTTTCAAATAGTAGCTACGGACGGAATAGGCCTACTGGCTAACAAAGAATACCAAGAGCTAACAAACCAAACAGTAGAGGAGTTTTTAGAGGATGCTGTAGGAGCTATAGGCTTAGACGAGATTTACGCAGCGAGCGACTTATTTTACGCTACTTCCGTAAATGTTTGGGACATACAGCAAACCTACAGCGCTACTACGGACGTAACTACGCTTACTAGGTTTGATCCTAGGGTATACAGCTCTAAAGACGAAGACGGAACTATAACCTATTCTAATTACTTAGAAATACTAAAAGAGCTTTGTATAGCTTTTGGTGCTAGGTTCTATCAAAAAAATGGTATTTACTATTTCGAGCAATACCTAGAAAGAGCTAACGCTAGCAGGGTAGTATATACTTATCGTTTTAATGGTGCTTTGTCTCTTACTGAAACTATAAGCGACGACGTAACGCTAGACGGTACGACTACCGGAGGGGCTAGGCTTTCGGGTAATAGCTATACTTACTTGCCTGCTATGCAGAAAGTACAAGTAAGCTACAACCAAGAGCGAGCAAATAACTTGCTAGCTAGTGGTATGACTTTTACGGCTACCACCGGAAGGCAAAACTTAGGCTTTTTATCGGACAGCGATAACGCTAGAGTAGAGGTAGTAGGAGACTTACTTTACCAGCTCACGCATAACGGCGGGGCGGGTACGGTTACTATTGGTTTATCTTGGCGGCCCGTATGGCGTATAGAACTACGCATAGAGGACGTACTAAACCCCGGAACGTACCACTACCTTAATAGATCTTGGAGCCCAGGAACGGCCCCCGGCGCTAATATCTACGGGGCTACTTCGTGGATTTCTTCGACTTCAGCGACTAATGCTCAAGGCTACTACTATTATTTAGACGGAGGTAGCGCTAATAATGAACTAGACGGCGTTTACCTAGCTAAAGTAGTAGGGTTAGTTACCCCGCCTTTACCGGTAAGCGGTACGGCAGAGCTAGACGTAGAGTTTTACAACGTCTACGACTTTAACTATAATGTACAAACCGTACCGAGTTACTTTACCGAAACTAGAACGGCTAAGAACTTTAGAGCGCTGTACTTGAATGATAGCGGAGCGCAAAGCGATATAACTATTTACAGCTCTACCAATAGTGGCAATACGGTAAAGAGTAACCTTATTTTAGATCTTGGCGAGTTAAGGCTAGGAGACAGCACCGGAATACAAGGCAGCCTATACGTTTATACGGGTAGCGCTTGGGTAGCTTCTACGCAATGGCGTAGAGGTAACAGCGGTAGCTATCAAAGCTTGCTAAAGCTTTTAACCTCGGAAGTATTAAGCTTACACCACCAGCCGGTAGAAATATACAACGGCACTATAGTAGGTCCGTTTGAGTTTGGCCGGCGCTATGTTTTTGATAGTGCGGACTGGCTTATAATGGGCGGGACGTTTAACGCTAATATGGACGAGTGGAGCGCTGAATGGTTCGCAATAGATAGCGACGATAGCGATATAGCGGCAGATACCCCGGTCGGTACTGGGGGCGGTTCCGACTTCCAAGCTAGGGTAAGCAGCCAGCAGGGTACGGACGAGATTATAATAGCCGACATAGTAAACACTACGCAAGCTAACGTAGAGGGGACCTTATCAACTAACGGAGGAGTAACGACGGCGGTAAACGCAGTAGCGGCAACCCCGGCAGGTAGCGAAGAAATAAGCGCCTCTAACTATATGAACTTCATAAGCTACAGCGGTGGTACTGGTACGTATACCTTAAACCTTCCTGCGGCTAGCGATGGGGTACTATTAAGATTTAAAACGGACGATACTATAGTAGCTAATAAGACAATAACACTAAGCGCAGACGGCAGCGAAACTATAGACGGAGAAAGCACTTACGAAATGGATAGGAGCTTTGACGGAATTAGTCTCTTAGGCTATTCGGGAAATTGGTATATAGTACAAAAGAAAGAGAAATAAGGACTAAGTTTATACAATAAATAGAATATGAAAAAAGCTCAATACTTCTACCTGCTACGCAGAGGCTTTTTTAGCGGTGGCGGTTTAGACTCGGATTATCAAGCAGTACTAGACCAAGCTACTACGCGAGGCTTTACAGCGCCTAGCGATACCCAGCAGAATTTACAAAGCAATATCATAAAGACACTAAAAGCTTATGGCGTTTGGGACAAGCTAGACCTATTTTATTTATTAGCTGGCGAGAGTGAAAACTTTGCTAGACTTAACTGGAAAGCTCCGGCTAGCTTTGAGTTAGCTAATAGCGGTACGCCTACCTTTACAAGTAATAAAGGATTTAGTAACGGCGGCGGTAGCAACTACCTAGACACTACCTTTAACTTTAGTACTGACGGAAGCAACTACACGCTAAACGATGCAGGGGCCTTTGTATCCTTTCCTATAATGAGTACTACTAGCCAAACGAATAACCGGGTATACGGTAACGAGGAACCTACTAGCGCTAACTTTTTAAGCCCTAGGATAGACGTAGACGGTGCGGACTTATCTAACCGTAACTGGATTAACGGAGCTGACTACCAAGATCCCGATACAGCGCCCGACTTCCATAAGGATAACAATACTATATTTTTCCAAAATAGAACGGACGACAGTACGGCTAACTATAGAAGTACGGACTTAGCAGCTAACGACGTTAAGAGCGCAGAAGATACGGCAAGTAGTAGCAGCAGCTTACTGAACGATAACCTAGTATTATTACAAGCTAAAGGCGGTTACCTAGAGAGTACGGCTACTATTGGAATGTTTGGACTAGGAGGAGCTCTAACGGCTACGGATATGCAGACGATAGAGCGAGCTTGGTATACTAACTATTACACTAAATTATAATGGCAGACGCAAACCTAATTTTAAAGCAAACGCTTAACGTAACTTGTATGCGTAACGATACCTTTAGGCTAGCTATGGTATGGAAGGACTCTACGGACACTTTAATAGATCTTACCGCCTACACTTTTATAGCGGAGGTAAAAAAGAATACTAGCGACCTTACTAACTTTTTAAGCTTTTCCGATAGCGACTTTACAAAAGACGCGAGCGGAAACTTAACAATGAATAAGACTAGCGCAGATATGGACCTAGTACCGGGCTTCTATTACTTCGACATACAAGCTACTAAAATATCCGACTCAACAGTACAAACCTGGGCAGGCGGTAACTTTATAATAAAGCAAGACGTTACAGACTAATGAGCGTAAATTTAAAACTTCCGGCTATTCAATCGGTAGCTATGACTTTAATAACTGTAGCAGCGGTGGCGCTGAATTTACCTATTTCTTTGGTAGATTTTGTTTTTAGTACGTCGCAATGGCAGACAATAACAGCAGTAAACTGGGACGCGGTAACTGCACAAACTTGGGACTAAATGGGAACTTCTTTAAGCGGGCTAACGCCAGCTACAACTTTTGACGCACTAATAAAGGTAGGGGACAATAGTGCCTTATCTGCTTCTTTAAAAACTATATCCGACGGCGAAGGAAACGACAGCCCCCTAAAGCTATCAACTGCTGCCGTAGGTATTGGGAGTATTACAAATGTAGAGACTGAGATAAACGGCAAACAAGCTACTTTAGTAAGTGGCTCAAGCATTAAAACTATAAACTCTACCTCAGTATTGGGTAGCGGAGATATAGCAGTACAAGCCACCTTAGTAAGTGGTACAAACATAAAGACTATAAACTCAGCATCTTTGTTGGGTAGTGGTGATGTAGCAGTTCAAGCGACATTAGTCAGCGGAACGAATATCAAGACAATCAATGGTTCATCGCTTTTGGGTAGTGGTGACATCAGTGTTTCAGCATCGGCAGCGGGAAGCAATACACAAATCCAATTCAATGATTCGGGGGCATTTGGTGCTGACTCTTTGTTCAATTGGGACAATACGAACAAGCGTTTGGGCGTTGGGGAAACTACACCAACGGCAAGAGTACATATTCAAGGGGAAGGGGCAACAAGTGCTACCACATCTTTATTAGTAGAAAATAGTAGTGGTGATAGCATACTGTCACTTAGTGATGACCGCAATGTTTTAATCAATAACCAAATATCCGTACAACATAGAGGTTTTGGTCAATGGTTAAGAGTTCTAACGGCTGGTGTAACATCAAATGTTTCTTTATACGGATACGGAGTTGGCAACGCATCTCATAATTGGCAAACCCAATCCAATTACAGTGGTTCAAATTTTAGGCAATTTAATACTGGTTTTTCCTTTGGTGCTGGTGCTTTACCACCTGATACTGCAAACACTTTAATGACCATACGAGGTACGGGAACAACTGACTCAACAAGCGCAATTTTAGTTGAAGATTCTGCTGGTACTGATATGTTGACCATTAAGAATAATGGGCAAATGTTGGTGGGTGATATACAAAGTGGTGAATTATCCGCTAAATTACAAATAGACTCTACTACTCAAGGGTTCCTACCACCAAGAATGACAACTACTCAAAGAGATGCAATGGAACCAGCTACTGGACTTGTTATTTATGACACATCAACAAACAAACTACAATGCTACGATGGTAGCTCTTGGAACAATCTATTTTAATAATTAGAAAATATGTATATAAAAATCAACTCATCGGTTAACCTTTCAAGCGGTTTAACAATTCCAAGCGGTAGCGTAGTAACTATTGCAGAAGGTTACGCAGATGTAAAAAGCGAGAGCGAGAAAGTAATACCTGCTCAAGTAGCTACCTTTCTTTATGCAAGTGAAGAGGCTTACAATAACGAGCTTTCGCCCGTTAGCGGTGTAGCTGACTTTAACCCCGTATTTAGCGGTTTAGAATTGTCGGTAGATCACTATAAAAATAAAACTGCTGAATACCTATTTATTGATGCCGTTAAAGAAGCCTTAGAAGAGGTCTACGGGGAAGGTAACATAGAAGTAGTAGCTTAATTTATAACCCTTAACAAAATGAATACTACCGACCTTAAAGTATATTTTATGAATGCCGCTACTATGGCGCTTTCTTTTAGTAACTTAGAAGCTACGCTAAAAATAGTGCTGCTAATAGCCTCAATAGGTTATACAGCGCAGCGATGGTATTTAATGAATAAAGAAAAGTAGTAAATGAAGGACAGCTTTAACGATTGGGTAGAGGATTTAGAGAACCAGGAACAGCCGGAGCAATGCAGTATAGATAATCCCGACTGCGAGGCCTGCGGCAGCTAACAAAAAAACTATGTTTGAACGAGTATTTACCAACTGGAGAACTAGCGTACTAGGCATAGTGCTTATGTGCGCTAGCTTTGCTTTTGTGTTTTGGGAAAAGGCTACACTAACGGAAGCGGGAGCTTTTCTAGGTGTGGCTTTTACCCTTTTCTTTGTGAAGGATCCTAAAAGAAAAAGCTAATGCAAGTAGAGGCTGGAGTACTTCACTTAGAGCACGGCGGCCTAGAAATAGAGGTTAGCGTAGTTTGGGACCTCGTACAAGGGGGACCAATCTACGCGCTAAAAGGCGAAAAGGTTTTTATGAGCTTAACAGCGGAAGAACTAAAAGCGCTTTACGTACTCTACCGGGATTTAGAACTAAAAGGAAAGATAGAAGATGCATAAAGTAATTACAGCCCGTTTAAGGGCTTTTATTTTTATTGGCGGTGTGTTATCCTTAACGAGCTGCGAAGCTTTAAGAAACGCACTAACACCAGCTAAAACCAAGGTAGTAATAACCGACACTATCTACGTGCCTAAGCAGGTAGTAGATACTGTAACTGTTACTTTACCGGTAGATACGATAGTTATTGAAACTGAGCGCGTAAGCGCTAGGGTTATTAGATCTTACGATACTATAAGCGTAGAGGCAGAATGTAAAGCAGATACGATTACGATTACTAAAACTATAGAGCTACCGACCAAGGTAAAGACGGTTACTAAGGTCCCCTGGTGGTGGTGGGTTTTTGTTTATGTTGGAGGCCTAGTTATGTTAGTGGCTTTTGTTAGAATAGCTACCTCATAAAAAAAGCCCCGTTAGGGGCTTCTCTTTTACTCCGCTTTAGCTTTTAGTCTAGCTACAGCTTCTTCCCTTGGTATTCCGTGAGGACCTATCCGGAAGTTAGCTATGAATAATTTTGTAGTATTCTTACGTCCTTTTCTAATAAAGCCCGTATCCTTAAACAATCCAAGGTATAACCTACCGCTACCGGTTACGTCCATCTCTACGATTAAATACTTGTTATGTATTTTCTCTTTAGCGTTGTTAGATTTACTTTCATTTGATCCAGTAAAGACTTCTACCGGTGTGTGTGTTGTGCCGTGATTACTCCAGCTTTCCATAGTGATAAAAAATAAGCCAAGGTTTCAAAGATGCAGCTTCTACTCCCAAGGCCTTTAAAGTTTTTTTAGTCGGTTAGTACTGCATTACTAACTTACTCTACAAACATACACCTTTTTAGACACTTTAACAAGTACACCTATATAAGTAGTCCACTTTAGTATTAAGATTCATAAAACACTATATGCAGTTATCTTATTTAAGGTTTATGGCTACGGGTTATATCCCCCCTGCGGTAGCTGGGGGCTATACCCCTTCGCTCTTTTTTTCTTTTCTTGATTTTCTTTTTTTACTCACGTAAGCTACTTAGGAATAAATACAAGTAGCTACGTTAGCCTTAGCTATAAGTAGCTACGCAGTATTTATCTTACGGAGTATAATACTCACGTATGGTCTAGGTTGACAAAAAGCACTATTTCTACGAACTACGCAATAGGTATTTAAACTTATTTTTACTTTTTTTTGCTAGAGCTTTTTTTTAGGGGGCCGGGAGCGCGTGAGCGCCAGGAAGTAACATTTTTTTTATAAGCTATAAGCTAGTGTTTATAGGGGCTACAGCTTACACTATGAAAATAAAATAAGTTTTTTACTTTTTTATTTGGTGGTATGAAAAGAAACGCCGTATATTAGCCATAACAAACAACAACAAATAACTATTATTATGAAGTACGTTACTCCAACAAAGACAATCGGCAAGAAAGCTAAAGCAATGTTCAAAGAGATCTTTCCAGACTGCGCAAGAACTGGAAAGCACGGCCGTAACAATATGCACAGATTTTATAATTTCTACAACGCTAACAACGAATGTATAGGATACTACACTAACCAAAATGTAGATAAAGGTTACTTCGTAAGAACTAAATAAAACACTACCCCCGGCCTTACTAGTTTTATGTTTTATTGGTTTGGTTTATAGGTTAGGGCTGGGGGTTTTAAAAAAATAAAACAATGAAAAAAGATTATTTAGCAACGTTCTACTCTACACTATGGCACGTTAAAAACCCTAAAGAAAAGGGAGTAAAAGTAGCAGACAGTTTAGAAAAGGAAAAATGCAGAAAATAACGCAGTTAGATTTGTTCTCCGGAATAGGTGGTTTTCATCTAGGCTTCGAGCGAGCAGGCTACGAAGTGAAGAGCTATTTTAGTGAGATAGATAAACACGCGGTAGCGGTGTATAAACAACAATTTAAAGACGCAGAATATGTCGGATCAGTTACTGATGTTCGAGGGGCCGAGCTCCCAAGAATTGACCTTATCACTTTCGGAAGCCCTTGCCAAGACTTTAGCCTGGCTGGAAAGCGTAAAGGTCTCTCCGGAGACCGCAGCTCCCTTGTGCTTGAAGCAATACGGCTCATTAACGAATGCCGACCAAGTGTTTTTATTTGGGAAAACGTTAAAGGAACATTCAGCTCAAACGCTAGATACATTATGCGCTCAAGCGGTAGTAAAAGAAGATAGAATAAGAAGACTAACGCCTATAGAGTGCGAGAGGTTACAAGGCTTCCCCGATAACCATACCGAGTACGGTAACTACGATGGGGAAGTAAAGAAGATGAGCAACACCCAACGCTATAAGCAATGCGGTAACGCAGTTACGGTAGATATTGTAGCTTTGGTAGCCGAGGCGGTAAAGCCTCTTTTAAATAGAACTGTTTAACTAAATTATATGATAATGCAAAAAGCAACAGTAACGGCAGCCCAGCCTACGGGCCAATGGGAAGGACAGTACGGAGTGCTGTATACCTTCAATGTAACACTAAGTAACGGTACTACCGGCGAAGTGAATAGTAAAAACCCACAGCTACGCTTTGGAATTGGTGAGGAAGTAGAGTACGAAATACCGCGAGAAGGTAAGCTAAAGCTTAATAAACCTAATCCAATGGGTAACACTTTCGGAAATAACAGCGGAGGCGCTAGCACTAGCTACAGCTCCAATAGAAAGGACTACAGTAAGCAGCACGCACTACAAGCAGCTTGCACCTTTTTAAACGGATCTAAGGCCACTAAAGAGCAGATAGTAGCCCTATCTACTTACTTCGCTGGATGGTTAAAGGAAAGCGCAGCGCCACAAGTGCAGCAAGCTAGCCACGCAGAAAGCGCACCGGCACCGGTAGCACCTCCTGCACCGGCTCCAGCACCTGCGGCAGCTCCTACTTTTGGTAACGACGGCTTACCCTTTTAAGTTATGCCTTTTCTAACTAACTATACGACCGATAAGGTAAAGTTAGCTTTTATGTACGTTGAGATGCTCCGGAGTAACTGGAGCAATCTCGACGACGAAAGAAAGCAACAGCTCCTAAAGCAAATTAGCGAGCTTACAAACGTAGATTTTATAACCCAGGAATACGAAAGCAAGTTATGAAAATCAAGTTACTAGACGGTAAGGAATGGGACCGCGTAGAGATATTAGAGCAAATGCTTAACGATGAATTCTACTACGGTTATCTAGGCAAGGCAGCACTAAGCAGCTCTAGTTTAAAGAAGCTACTGCAAAGCCCTAAGATGTACCAAGCGAGCTTAAACGAAGCGCAGGTAGAAAGCAAGCCACTACGAGAGGGCAAGCTTATACATTTGCTTCTTTTGGAACCTCATAAAGAGGAAAGCTTACACGTAGTAGAGGTAAAGAGCAGGACTGCGAAAGCGTATAAAGACGCTGCGCTAGAGTACGGACCGGAGAACACCTTTACAGCGGTGGAGATAGCCACAGCTAAGAAGGTAGCTAGAGCGGTTAAGGACTGCCCGGAGGCTTACGATATGATCTACGGAGCTGCTACGGAAGTACCGCAGATAGGTGATATAATGGGGCTCCCCTTTAGATGTAAGGCTGATATACTACACAAAGGCCAGCGTATAGTAGACTTAAAGACTACTGCCGACATACACAAGTTTAAATATAATGTTTATTCTTGGGGCTACGATGCACAAGCTGCAATCTATACGCACCTATTCGGGTTAGAAGAGTTCACTTTTTTGGTAGTAGATAAAAGCAGCTACGACGTAGGTATATTTACCACGGGCGAAGACTTTATAAAGAAAGGTAAAGAAAAGGTAGCTAAAGCTATCGACGTTTACCGGGAGTACTACCAAGAGGGTAAACCGTTAAGCCAGTATATTATTAGAGATCATTTTAGTTAATGTGTTAGGTGTAGGGGGGCCGGCTCTTTTTGCCGTACCTATACGGCAGGTAGTAGTTATGTTTGTTGTTATCCTGGCCCCCCTTTTTTATTTATGAATGAGCAAGAATTACTAGAGCACATAGCTAAGAATAGCAAAGCTCTAAATAAGGACTACAAGCGACTGAAGGCGACGCTTTACCCCGGTAAG